CCTTCGTGGATGTAAGGAGTTTGAAATCTTCCTATTACTACTGATAACATGTTTATTCCCCTATTATTGATTAATTATTTTTCTGGTGGCGTTGGTATATCAATTCCATATCCTGCCGCCCACCTTATCACGGCATCAATATATTTAGTTATCTCGGACTTATTGCCTGCGTTAGAAATGGTTATCATACTTTGATACACTTCGCCATTAATTGGATTAACTTTTTCGCTAGTCAAACCCTCTTCGTCTTTGATGCAATGTCTTATCGCCTCGTGCAGCTCTGTTTCCTTCATGAAGTTACCTTCGCCTTTAAAGTGTTCTTGTATAGCAGGAATCACAACCCCCCAATAGTAACCCCTTTGCTCACAACTTGGTGGCGTGATAGCTGTAATCATCACTTGAAAATCGTTGAAAGGCTCTTGCTTTATCCTTCTAGTCAACTCTTTTCCTAAAGTCATTTTTATATCTGGCAATAAATCAAATTCGGATTGCTTAAAGTGAAACACTCTAGGGTCTATAATCTTCTTGATGGCTTTACTAGAAGTTTTAAATATAATCTCAACATCGCCAGCATTAGCCACTTGTTGAGCTTTAAAATAAACATTGTTAGCAAAGCTAGATAAATCTTCGCCTATTTTATATTTAGCTGTGTGCAGTATCATTTTAATTTACTTAAGTATTCATCGCGTATTGAAATAGTTTTTTTAGCTAACTCGGAAAGTTTAGAAATATAATCTTCGTCACGCTCAACCCTTACAACAAATAATTTTCGCTCTTTAAAGTTGGGGTGGTACGAAACAAAGTCACACCAACTTCTTTCACTAACCCATAAGCCACATTGAACTTGCTGAATGTAATCTTTAGGCATTTTACCATCTAAGATATAATTTAAGTGCGTTGTGGCAAGAGGGCATTTAATTTCAATTAGACCATCATCACCAATCAAGCCGTCAGGACTATATCCAAAATTTCCACAATCACTTTTAAACATTGCTATCTCTTCAACTGAACACAAAGAGCTTTCCTGATAAGCTTGTCTGGCTAGGGGCTCTAGATCATTACCTCTTTGCATGGCGCTATTTTTATAAGTCTCTTCTGGTTTATCTAGTAAGTGCTGCGTGGCAAGCTCTAGCGCATACTTTGGAAGGGTGCTTGACTCTTTTGCTGTAGTAGCTGTAATAATCTTATTAAAATTAGAAGCTGTAGCAACTCCCATTCTTAATTTAAGCCACTCATCACTACCTTGTTCTATGTCTTTAATTATTTGCATAAAGCCCCCTTTAATACTTCATATTTGTCAAGTGGAAGCTGGACAATAGATTCTATTTGATAAATAGAGTATATGTCCTTCTCGTCCTTTCCTGATTTTTTGATTAACTCTTGAAGTTCAAAAGCTTTTTCTGAGTCTATTAACTCCTTTTCTATAGGTTCAACAACTTTTGGCTCTAAATCATATTCTTTATTGTCATAATCAATAACTTCATCTAAGTCTTGATTGATACCTGCAAAATGAACTTTACAAGCTCTCTTGATTATAGCCACTTTCGCCTTCTCGGCAAACCATTTATTCCAAATAAATTGTTGCTTTGCACACCCTTTGATTTTGTTTATTTCACTCAAAGACATAGTTTCACAAAAAGATCTCAATCTACCGCCCGATGTGTATGATATATAGCAAAACCCACCAATAATTTTAGAATCATCAGCAAAAGGATTATTTCTAACCAGATTATACATAGTTGAATCACCTTCTTTAATCAACTTAAATTCATCACCCTCATAAACTAATTGGCAATCAATATTAGCGTCTGGGAAAGCTCTTTTAATCGAGTATATTAAGCCACGATACCCAACTTGAAGATTTGCTTCATTCTTATATTTAATCAAATGGCAATGCTGTCTGCCGTCAATTTCTAATTGTAAATCACACGCCTTTTTAACTGCAGTAACGATACTACTTGGAGTGCATAAAGTCAAATCGCCACCCTTAGTATCACCCTTTGTTTTAATAATTTCAGCCATAACATTAGCAGTATATTTATTCAACTTAACTCCTAAAGCTGCTTGAAGTGATTTAGACTCTTCTAATCTTTTTTGAATTATTTGTAATGACATATCTTTTCCTTAATTAATTATTTAAACTCTCTATAATAAAGCCCTTCTATAGTCAGCGGTGACTTGCTTCTCGTGTCTTTCTTGCTGCATAGCCTCAACATTAGCAGTAATGTCACTTTGTGCCTTTTCTTGATACTCTGCAAGTTTCTTCCTCAACTCTTCTGCTAAATCAAGAAAGTCAGCAGGCTCTTGATCATTGTATGCGTCATGGATATAACCAGATACATCGTCAATAATATTTTGTGTGTTTGTCATTTTTATTTACCGTTTTTGTTAATAAGTGAATATAGTTTGACGCACTAAAAATAGCATGTCAATACTTTATTTCAATATTCTTATAATTAATCCACGAGGTGTTAAATCTTTATTGAGCCCATTTTTACCGCCCTCAACTGATTTTTTAATATAACCTAATTCAACAAGTTTTCTTAGATGAAGGTCAATGGTTGATATGCTAACACTTAGTTCTTTTGCTATATCTTTTTTATAAAACTTTTGAGTGTCCTTACTTTTCAGTAAGGTTATTAGTTTAAATGTTTGTGGTTTTAGTTCTTTATATTTCATTTTTTATTTTTATTTAATTGAATCTAATTGAATCTAATAGCAGATCTTTTTGGTATCCTTTTGCAAACCGTATCCCAATAACACCTCCGTTTGGCGATTCACCTTAAAAAGATAATTGAGGTGAAATATTAACACGCTAGAAATGACATATCAATACTTTTCTATATATTTCTAAGTATCTCAATAAAATCATCAACCTTTTTGTCTGCGCTAATCTTTAATTTTTCCCAGTCTTTATCAGAAATATCTTTACCGTCAAACGTCTTTTCTTGTTCTCTTGCTAATCTTAAAAACTCTTCAACTAAATCTTCAATCTCTTGCTCCAGTAAATCATCTTCTTTCATAGTCCAACATACAAGATGAAGTGCCATGACTAACTTATGTGTATTTACATGATTTGTTTGTTTATCTGTGAATAGGTCGTAAATGCGTAGTATGCCAGACTTAAAACATCTTCTATGCATCTTGACCTTGTCTTTGCTATGCTCTTTTATCTTTGAATCAAAAAGAGAGTTGCAAAGCTCTTTTAGTTTAACTGTCCTTTTACTCGTCTTACCTTTTTCAATACCGATCTGTGATATTTCAGACAAGAGAGGTAGTAAATAATATCTTTGGCAAAATTCTTTATCTCTCATTTTTTCTTTATTGAATTGATGAAATTATCAACGTTAAAAGTTGACTTGTCTTTTATAATTTCTTGCATTTTGTCAAAGTTCCCAGACCTTATCAAAGCCTTATATTGATCTAAACTATCGAAATATTGCAAAAACTTATTCTCATTGTCTTCAAAGAATTTAACTTTTGAGTTATTTATTAAGATCCTTTGCATCGCTTGTTTTATGTGTTGCATAGCTACTCTTTATCAAAAATTATTAATTTCGGTAAATCTGCCGAACTCACCCTCAAGCTGAAAATGAATATCTCCCGACTTACCATCCCTATTTTTAGCTAAAATCCACGTGCCAGCCATAGAATAGTAACTATCTTTCCTCTTATCTTCCTCTAGCTCTTCTCTATGAATAATGATTGCTACATCTGCATTTTTTTCGATAGCACTTGAACCCTCGAAGTGTGCAAGTGTCGGTTTATCAACCCCACCTCTGTTAATTTGTGCCGCTGCAATCATGGCAATATCAAACTTCTGCGCCATTGCCTTTAATGCAACCACGTTCTTGCTTATCTCCATTGTTGCCGAATTAGTATTCTGATTATCATAAGTTATGTGTTGCACATAATCGATAAATACCGCATCAACTGGTTCCTCCGCTATCTTGTTTTTAATTAACCTCTCTATATCCTTCGCCTTCATCCCAGTCGAATCATTAATATAAACGCCAAGATTAGACAACTCCTCCTCCGCATTTATTACCTTTTCATAATCCGCAGCATTCAAAAGGTTTTTAGCTATCTTCCAAGATGGCACTGACGAGATATTAGAAAGAAATTTGAATGTCACTCTATCGCTATCAACCTCAAGCGAGACAAAAAGGCACTTTTTACCATTTCTTGATGCCCTTAAAGCTATATCCTGAAGAAGCGTAGTTTTTCCAACTGCCGTTCTCGCTCCTATAATTGCCAATTGTTTGGAATAGAAACCCCCATTCAGTTTGTGATCCAAGTTAAGAAATCCAGTCGATACGATATTCGGCTTAACTCCTAACTTCCTCCTATCCTTTATACCATCAATGACATTGGAGATATGTTGAGTCGGCTTAATGTTGCTTTGTATATCCAACTTCGCTAATTCGTTGTCAATTAAAGCTGTTATCTTCTCTATATTGTCACCTTCTTCTAATTTCAATCTTGAATCAAGCAGAACTGCGTTTAGCTCTCTTTTCTTCCAGAAGTCAATTAGAATAAAAGCATAATCTCTTACTCGAAGCATGCCGTCAGTATTTAATATTTCATTTCTAGCTTCAGAGTTGTCACCAAAAAATTCAACAATACTAATCACATCAACTGGTTTTTCGTTGTTAAGCTTTTCAGTAATAAAATTATATAGATTAGCATGCAGTTCTTGCGCGAAGTGCTTAGCTTCTAAGATGTCACTTACTTTGTAAAAAGCATCGTTATTCATTATGATTTTGCAAAGTAAAGCTCTTTCCGCTTCTAAGTTATAAAAATTAGTCATTAGAATTTTGGTTCAAAGTTAGTAATATTAAGCTCTTTAGAGATCTTGTCTTTTATTTCATTTCTCAAATCAATATCAAGATTTTGATACTTTTTAAAACTATCTGCATTGGTAAACCATATTTGCGCTTTATTTGGCGTAGAAATGATAATTTGAGTTATTAAGCTATGTCCTATCATTTTATTAATAAAATCAACTGTGTGTGTATTTGTGTTTGATTTAGACGTATTCTGATTATCGGTTTTAGCTTCCCAAGTCAAAAGCTTCTGTTTCCAGTTCTTAACTTGATTTCCTTTTGCATCTTTCCAATCACCAGCAGAATAATAATCAAAAAACTTCTTGGCATCTACTGAATTATTTCTTTCTTTGCAATAATCTTGAACATCCTGCAAAATTGGCGGCACAAATCTTTTTTTATTATTACTTTCTTTTTTACTTTCCTTCTTACTATCACTATCACTCTTACTATCACTATCTGCTAGATTTGCTAACTTTTGCTTGCATTTGCTAGCATTTGCTACCTTTTGCTTACCACCTTTCGAGCCAGCTATTCGCCTAACTTCACAAGTGTTCCTATACTTTTCTTCATCTCTTAAAAATTGGTTTAGAAACGGCTCGAAAACGATAGAAATAAGATTGTCTTCTGGTAACGATTTAGTTTCTTGATAGTTAGCTATGGCCTTAAAAAGCTCTCCAGCTTTTTCATTATTTAGTTTTTTTAAAACTGATAAACTATCTTTATGAATTATAAAGCTTTTACGATTGATTATTTGATTTGTCATTTTGATACATTTCATTAATTAACATTTCACATACATTATTTTTATACGAGTAAAGCACCTTTTTGAAAGACTGTTTCTGCTCGTTTGATGCTTGCATAGATTCTAGTATTGGCATTAAATACCCGACTAGCTTTCTTGCTTCATCATTTAATATTTCTTCGATTTTATATTTATTCATTGCATGTATTACATATTATAGCGAAGAGGGAAAACGGTAATCAACCCGCTCCGCCTCTTCAATTATTATTATACATCCTAAAAAGTAAACTACTTTTTAAAATCACTTAAAGTTTTTCTTGGCCTACCTGCCTTTCTTACCTTCTCAAAGCCATTTTGACGCAAGAAGTTATAAAAAGAACCTGTACTTTTAAAACCGTATTTTTTCATCAAGTCATTAATTTTAATCGATGTATCTTGATAATCTTTTTTAAAATCTTTCATTGTTTTATTGTTATTTTTCTTAACTTAGCTAGAAACCTAGCCTTTAACCTTATTAGCCTTCTTATCATTTTCTTTTTGAATTTGTTTATAAAGAACAGAAAGACATAAAAGGTCTTCCCACTCTGGCTTATATTCGCCACTTCTAACCGCCTCTTTCTCCTTCTCAAAATATTCAACATAATCATTTTTTTCAGAGTTCTTTAAAAGAGCGGTTAAATTGTCACAAAGATTCATAAATCTACTTTCTACACTACCCATAATTTAAAAATAAAATTGGCCGCCTTCGCGCTCTAGGTTATCATAAATGCGCATAATAATTATATCTTTCTGGTTGTCGCTATACTCCTTAAACCTTGAATCAACCTCATCAAAAATATAACTCAACAAGGGGTAGCCATAAAGTTTGACACCCTCTATATGTTTCTTAATGTTACTGGTTGAATGCGACAGCCTTTTAAAGATGCAATCCTTCTTTTTGTAGTCGCTTATCTTAATTATATTAGTCATTTAACACCTCATTGATTAAAATTCGTTTAAATCTTTCATTATTTAAGTAATTTCTAATAGCTTTTCTTATTGATTTAATCATTTTTTTTAAGTTTTAAGTAGTTCATAATTTTCATTGGATCAAGAAAAATAAATTTACTGCAATCAAGTCCATCTCCTAGAGACAAAAGATCTTCTTGTGATTTATAATCGAGCTTCCACTCCAATAAGTTCGTCATAAATTCTCTATGGCTTGCATTAATATCAACGTTGCCAAGTATCAACGACCCACCTTTGTTTAAACAGTTGAACAATTTATTACTTAGTCTTTTTGAAAGCTTAAGATGTAAATAATCAAACAAGCCAAAGCAATAAATCAGATCATATTTTTGCTTAATCGGTTTATTAACCACATTTAATTTAATCGGGTTGATATTTTTCAAGCCCCTAGACCTTAACTTATTTAAAGCCATTTCGTCCACATCATAACAATCAATCTGACAATTTAGATTAGGATTTAATTGATAAGCCTTTTCAATCTCTAATCCAGACCCACAAGCAATAGAAGCAACTTTTTGCCCTTTTAATTGAGAAAGTTCATCAGCAAAAAAATTAGTTCTATAGACTACATGAGCTGAAAAATCAGAACGAGCAAGGAAATTATTAATTTTAACACCAAGATCACTACTGTGAGTTGCTGCATCATAAATTGCATCGATATGCTTATATTGACCTTTGATTTTATCACTAAGGATCATGTTACCGATTTGACTTAGTTTTATATCTTCTTTATTAAACATCTTTCACCTCGCTTAAATTAATTTCTGCACAATCTCCAAACTTGCCTTCTATAGCGTGAATTGCCATAATTCTTTCTTGCTCTAATTGTTTATTTTTAGCCGCAAACTCCTCAGTGAAATAATTTAAGTGTTTAACTAAGATACTTAAACCCTTTTTAGCTTCATCGAAATCAAGATTATAATAATAATTAAAGTCACTTTCAACTATACCACAATATTCAAGCTCTCTTGCTTTTTTTTGTCTAATATTATCAATAATCTTCTCAAGCCTAAAAGACGAGCTAGGGAGAATATTAAAAGCTTTGTCAAGACCTTCTGTTATGTTTTTGGCCTCATTAAATTCTTTTTCAAATTTATCAAATATATTTGTCATTTTATTTACCGTTTTTTATTAAAAATTAAAATCAAATTAACTTTGATAACCACAGAATAACACACCAACTTTTAGTATGTCAAGAATATAAATGAAATATTTTTAAACTATTTATTTTAGGCTTACTTATTGTTTCAAAATGAAACAGTAGATTAATTTGTTGACATATTATTTTTAATAAACTACAATTACCAGCGTCACAGTGGTGGCAGTAAATATGGGGCTTGCAGCTTAATTGTTGCAAGTTTTTTTTAAATAAAACGGTAATAAGACATGATTAAAATATTAGGATATACGGTCAACGATTTTTGCGCTACGCACAACGTAAGCAAATCAACAATCTACAATCTATATAAAAAGGGCGGTGAAGATAGAGTTATTAAGTTTCTCGTGAAGAGAGGAAAGCAGATCCCTATAAAGAAAAGCAGCAATCAAACAAGTCCTTTGGCATTAACCTTAACAAGCATAGCAATTGTTTTAGTTATTTACCTTATTGCAAGGGGGATATAAAACATGGGTAATAAATCAAATAATTTACCCATATCCAACTCGTAACATACATTATGTGAAATAAAAATAAGGAGTAAATATGAATATCTGGAAAAAAATAAAAGCTATATTTATTAGATCTGCACCAGTATTACCCATAGAAGATGATGACTTTCCTACTCTTAGGGTTGAAGTTGAGCAGCAGATCGAAGACTTAGAAGAGTCATTAAGTCGCTCCGTGTCAATATCTGTTAGATCAGCGACAGCCGAAAGACTTGTTAGTAACTCTAGTTATAGAGAAATTTAAAGGAGTAAATAGATATGACTAAAGACATTAAACAATACAAAGAGCGGATAATCTGCGCAAAATGTGATAAAGAGGTCGATTATTGGGAATATTTCGATGATCCAATGAATAATAATAGAATAACTACTGTGAAATGCCACGGCGAAACCGAGACAAGGGCTTTAGATTTATTTCTGTTCGCCAAAGAGTTTAATTCCATTGATATTAAACATATGCCATTAGTAGCTTTTAATGAATTTCAGACCAAACAACTTGAATCAAATAACAGTGACTAAAGACCAAAATAATTATTAATAACAAGAAATACGCTGGATTAGCTCAATTGGTAGAGCACTTCACTTGTAATGAAGGGGTTGTCAGTTCAAATCCGACATCCAGCACCAACTAAAACAAAAAACTAAAATGAGAATATTATTGACTTTAATATTAATTCTAATATCTACTAACGCTTACGCATTATACGAAGATCAAAAGAGAAATGAAGAACTCTTTCGACAAACAAAAGAAATGCACAAGAATAACTTAATAAATGACATAGATCAATATGAACGTGGGAAGACCAGCCAGTTTTAAATCAGTAGAAGAGTTACAAGAGAAAATATATCAGTATTTCGAAGAGTACAAACTACTTGATAAACCATTGACAGTCGAGATGTTAGCTTGGAGATTAGGGACTAACAGACAAACGATATTAGAGTATGAAAACAAAGATGAATATTCTGACACAATAAAAAGTGCTAAGGAGTATATACTAGCTACTAAGATGGAGAATTTGAACACTAGAGACGGTAACACAGCAGGTATAATATTTGACTTGTGTAACAATGGGAAATACAGCAATAAACATGCAAACGAAGATAAAGGAATAAGCATCACAATCAATGATAAATCAAAAGAGGTTCTTCATGACTAAAGAGAAAAAGATAAAAACACCAACAAAAAAGAAAGCAGTAAAGAAAAAGACTTTCAAGCAACAATTAATTGAATCAAATATTAGTAAAAGAATAAGCCCTACCGCTCTTGGCTTAATTGCCAATAGATTTGAAAGGGACGAAGTGCTAAAAGAGATAATAATCAGATTAAACCCATTCTTTGCAAAATGCTCAATTGAAGATTTCCTTGAAATATCAAAAGCAATTGAAGAGCTGAGAAAAGGTAAATAACTCGAAAAAATGTTAAATCATCACTAATTTTTGAGAAAATTCATTAAAAATTGAAACCGCATAAATAAAGGGTTGAGGCAACTTCGCCCACGCGGTGGAGACAAAAAAAATATATGGAAATTGACATCCCTTTTAACTGGACACCAAGAGACTACCAAAAACCCCTTTGGGCAGCTTTACAGGAATATAAAAGAGCAATATATGTCTGGCATCGAAGAGCTGGAAAAGATTTGTTGGGCTTAAACTACTTAATTAAAAGCGCAATACTAGATACGCCCGGGACATACTGGCATGTATTCCCAACTTACAATCAAGGCAAGAAAGCAATCTGGACAGAAACTGACATCAATGGCCGCAAATATCTTGACTATATCCCGAAAGAGCTAATAGCGTCGAAGAACGATCAAGAAATGAAGATTAAATTCTTTAACGGTTCTGTGTATCAAATTGTAGGCTCTGATAATGTGGATGCTTTAAGGGGAGCGGGTATCAAAGGAGCTGTATTTAGTGAGTACGCAGAGCAGAGGCCGACAGCTTGGCAAGTGATCCAACCTATGCTTATGGCAACGAATGGCTGGGCATTGTTTAACTTTACGCCCAAAGGTCACAATCATGCTTACGAGTTATGGGAGATGGCAAAGAAGAATGATAATTGGTTTACTCAAATATTAACGGTTGATGATACAAATGGACAAGTATTTACCACCGAGCAAATACAACAAATAAAACAAGAGTTTATAGAGCAAGGAAAGACTTTAGACTTGTTTAATCAGGAATATTACTGTTCTTTTAATTCAGCGGTCGAGGGGGCTTTTTATAGTGAGCAACTAAACGAGGCTAAAAAAGATGGTAGAATTACTTCAATGCCTCATGAATCTAATTTACTAGTTCAAACGTGGTGGGATCTTGGGGTAAGTGACGCAACGGCGATTTGGTTTACTCAGCAAGTAGGAAATGAGATTAGAATTATTGACTTCTTGGAAGACTCAGGCAAAGGGCTTGATTTCTATATCAAAGAAGTAAAAGCAAAACCCTACATATACGAGCAACACAACGCACCACATGATATTGCTGTCAGAGAGTTTACTAGCGGTAAAGCAAGAATTGATATTGCACATGACTTAGGAATTGATTTTGACATTGTGCCAAATATCCCCGTTCAAGACGGCATCAACGCTGTACGATCCGTATTCAATAGATGCGTCTTTGATGAGGATAAATGTAAACAAGGGCTACTAGCTTTGCGTAACTACAAAAAACAATTTGACGAAATGAAAAACACGTTTAAACTCAAACCACTACACGACTGGTCTTCTAACGCTGCTGATTCGTTTAGATATATGGCAGTAGGTATAAGCGAAAGAAAACCTAAATATTATCAACCTGAATACGCAATTAAGTAATGGGAGCAAGTAAGACATTTAATAAAGTGGTAAATACTGGGATCCTTGGCCTTCCAGGTACTGTTTTAAGGAAGCAAAGGCTAGCTTCTGAGAGAAAAGGAAGGGCTGAAGGTATAGCAAGAGAGCAAGCTAGATCAAAAGAAGAGATTGCAAGACAAAAAGCCATTGCTGATGAATCAGTGCGCAAACAAAAAGAAAAAGCAAGAAGGCAACTTATATTTGCTGGCAATGCTCAAAATAATTTATTTTCTCCAACTCTTGGCGGAGTAGGTGGACAACAAACACTAGGCTAATGGACATCAACACTTTATTAAAAAAAGCAGAATTATTAAAATCTGGTCGCTCTAACTTTGAGACGGAATGGCAATATGTTGCTGATATATTTAGGCCAATCAAAGCTAATATAACAAGTCAAAGATCACAAGGTGATAAGGAGCAATTAAGACGTATCTTTGATTCTTATCCTGTGAATGCCGTACACACACTAAAATCAATAGTTATCGGCTTATTCTTTAATCGCTCAATCAAACCAATAACTATTGTTTCACCTATTGAAGAAGTAAATGAAGATATTGAAGTCAGTGAGTGGTTGACAGATTTCACTAATTTAATCTTAAAGACCATGTTTGACCCTAAGAGCGGGTTTGAACGTTCTTTAAGTGAAGCCGTGGCCGATGATATTGTTTTTGGTACAGTTGCCACTTTGATTGAGAAGGGTAATTTTCCTATTAAGTACCACACTTTACACATCAAAGATTATTGCATTGCTGAATCAAAGGATGGAGATATTGATTATATTGTCTTGGATGTTAAAAAAACAGCTAGACAAATTATTCAAGAATGGGGCAATAATCCCGACGCACAAATAAATGAAAAAATTAAAAAAGCAGCAAACAAAGAGCCTTTTAAAGAATTTCACTTACAATTACACATTCTTCCTCGTGAAGAAAGAGAAGAGCAAAAGATTGATATATTAAATAAACCTATCGCTGGTTACTGGATAGACGTTGCCAATAAACAACTAATAGAAGAGACTGGTTGGGATACAATGCCAATCGCAATAGGTAGAAGCGAAAAAGCATCCGATGAAGTTGATGGAACTTCTCGCGCAATGATGGCTTTAGCCAGTGCCAACCAATCCAACGAGATGTGGAAGCAGTTAAATGAAGCAACTGAACTTGCTTTACGCCCCCCAATGAATGTAAACGCTAACTATTCGAGAGTGCTCAATCTAAAATCTGGTGCATTAAACTACCCTGAGCAAAAGAATTTAGCCAACGGACGCGCGGCAGTAGAACCGATTAATCTAGTCGGTAGTATTGCGGCAAATAAAGACTTAATTCTTGAGATTAAAGAAACTATCAAGGACACGTTCTTTATTGATAAGTTAAAAGTGTTTGAAAATCCCAATGCAACAGCGACTCAAGTTCTGGAATTAAGAGCAGAAGGCTTTAGGATTATGGGCGACTTTGTAACCTCTTTGGTTGATTATATGGATAAAGTCCTGACTAGAACATTTAGCTTGCTCTACTCGCAGGTTTATGATCTAAACAACGACCTTATTCCTGATAACGGCTTATTCAATAAAGATCTTCCTAACCTTTTAAAGGAAAACAGAGAGTTAAAGATTGAGTACATTAACCCAATTGCACAAAGTCAGAAGTTAAGCGAATCCACTTCAATTGATAAATGGCTGACTGACGTTGCTAACCTAGCTCAATTCAACCCTGATGTATTAGACCTTGTTAATTTTGATGAGGTTATTAGATATAAAAGAGAGATCTTAAACATTGAACCTGAATTAATTAACAGCAAAGCAAAGGTTCAAAAACTAAGAGAGCAAAAACAAACTCAACAAGAGCAACAAGAGCAAATAATGCAAGAACAAGAGGCGGTTAAAACTGCCGCAATGGCAAAACAAGCGGAATTAGTATGAACGAACTAGAAAAAATTTATTCTGAAGTATTTAATAACGAGAATGGAAAAACGGTAATAAAGGAGTTGGAAGCTTTTATTATGACGAGCTTTCCTTTTCATGTTGACGATATAGCAAAAGATGCTCTTTTAAGAGAAGGCGCATTACTTTTACTTAACCACATTTATGCCCAACTCCCTAATAACTAAATAAAAAAAACATGACAGAAGAAACAAACGTGTCTCCAAATGAGATAGCACAAGAAACTTCAACCGAAGAATCTTCAACAGCATTTAACTTTGCTGATTATTTCCCCGAAGATGTAAAGAGCGACCCCGACTTCGAGAGAATTAGCTCTAACTTACCACTAGATAAACCAGAAATGCTTGCTAAAGAGCTTTACCACAAAACTAAACACTTTGGTAAAGTCAAAGACGAAGTAAGAAAAGAACTTGAAGGAGAATTTAACAAAGAGTATGCTCCAGAGGATTACTCTTACGAAGCCCCTGAAAACTACGAACCAAACGAAGAGATTTTAGGAGCTATCAAATCTAAAGCTCAAGAGTTAGGGATTAATCCAGATTCATTTAAAGCCCTAGCAGAAGAGTATATGGGATTGGAACAAGGTGTTATGACAAAGAGTCAAGAAGAATCCGAGGCTCAATTTCAAGCTCAAGTAAAAGAAGAGTCGGATTTTTTAAAACAAAAGAATGGTATTGAGTCTGAAAAACTAATCGAGCAATCAAAGACCACTTGGAATAACTTTGTTGACCCAAGATATAAAGATATATTTGATAAATTTGAAAAAGGAACCCAACTTGTTTTGGCTGATATGTTAAATAATATCTCTAACAGGGTGAGCGAGCCATCGACTGGCAAACAAGAATCCTCTTATACCATGAGCAGAGACACTGCGCTGTCTAGAATTGCTGAAATAAGAGCGGATTCAAAAATCCCTGAACATCAAAAGACATCAATGCTTTCTGAGCTATACCCCATTGCTTATCAAGACCAAGATGCAAAATCACTGGGCATTGTGTCAAATTTAAGCAAGTTATAAATATATACTTGACAATAATTTGTTATTTAGTATTTATCTAAGTACCTATTTTAGGTATGTGGGGCTAGAAACGAACCCTAGCCCCATTTAGATGATTGTCCGCACACGAAGTAAAGGGTAGCCTTGTAAGGTCTTTGAAAAGTTAAGGGTAGCAATTCTGGGAGTGATCCTGTTTTTTCTATTTTTAATTTAAATCAAACTTACAATGACTGATTCTCAAAATCAAATTCATGTTAAGCAGTTTAAAGATGATATTATCCAAGCTGTTCAACAAAACAATTCACGCCTTGATGGCACTGTTAGAAGAAAAGAAGCTGTAAAAGCTGAAGAATTTTTCTTTCACAAGTTAGGATCTTTTAACCTACTTGAAAAAACTTCTCGTAACGGAACTACTCCTTTTATTGATCCAGTACACACTAGAAGAAAAATGACTACTGCCGCTTTTCATGGCGCTTTATTTATTGACGACTTCGACACTGATCGTTCAATCATTTCTGGTTTAGATTCTGACTACATGCAAGGCTTGATCAAAGCTGCAAAACGCAAAAAAGATGATGTGATCATCGCTGCTGCAACTGGTACTGCGTATGAAGGTAAAGACGGCACAACTGCTTCTGCACTTCCTTCTTCTCAAAAAATCGTACACGGTTCTGCTGGTCTATCTTCTACTAAGCTTTTAAATGCTATGGAAATCATCAAAGGCAACGATGTTGACCCTGAAGAAATGGTTTACTGTGCAATTACTGCTTCACAAGAAAACGACTTAATGCAAGACGAAAAAATCATCAATGCTGACTATACGGCAGGCGCGGTTCTTGATAAAGGCATTATTGGTAAATGGAACAATATCAACTTTATCCGCTCTGAAAGACTAGGTCTTGATGGCGATTCTAATAGACAAGTCCTTCTTTATACTGAAAACGCTTTAGGTTTCGGTATGGCTAAAGATATTACTATGAAAGTTGGCGAAAACGCAGAACGTTCATTCACTAAAACTCTTTACCTTAAATTAGACGTTGGTGCTACTCGTATTGAAGACGAAAAAATCGTTGAAATCGCTTGTACTGAATAATTAACCTTTAAATAAATTAATATTATGGCTGTTGTTACAACAAAAGGTTCAATCAACATTGACAATCTAGATTCAGATCCAGTTGTTTTGAACTCAAAACTTTTTAACTCTCCTGTTTTAAGACAAGTAGAAACTGTTGCCATCGCTGCTGCTGATGACGATACTTCAACTTATACTATTGCAAGAGTTCCTTCTAACGCTGTATTGTCTAATCAATCAGAAATCGAAAATGACGCTATCACTGGTGGTACTGACTTCAATGTGGGGTTCTACTACACTGATGGTACCGTTATTGATGATAACGCTTTATTAGACGCTTTAGACTTAAGTTCAGCAACTTCAACTAAACTTCTAAGCGGTGTAGATAAAAACATCCGTAACCAAGAAGTTTGGCAGTTAGCTGGTCTTTCTTCTGACCCTAAGAAAATGATTGACATCGTTTTGACTTCTGTAACAGTTGGTACTGCCGCAGGTGACATCACTATGGAAACTTTCTACACAGTTTAAACTCCAGTAGGGGGTGTAAAAGCCCCCTATTTCAATTTATAAGATTATGACTAGAGGATTATCCGAAGCTACAATTACAGCTCAAAATACAGGAACAGAAGCCATAAGAGCAAATCAAACAGAAATAAACGCAACTGGTGATTTTGAAACTGGTTCTTTTGCTGGCACAGTTCATTTACAAAGACGTTTTATTGATAATGGTGTAGCTGGCAACTGGATTGATGTTGAAAGCTATATTGCTACATTTAATAAAATTATAAAAGAAGTAGAAACAGATGTTGAGTATCGTTTGTTTGTTAAAACTGGAAATTTTTCTGGTACTTCTGCATATTTAAGACTTAGCTTCTAATGACTTCTAAAACTTCTATTTGTAATAAAGCATTAAGAAAAATTGGCGTAAGTACATCAATCAACATTGACACTGATACTTCGCCACAAGCTACTGCCTGCAAAGCAGTATATGACGATCTTCTTTTAGAAGTTTTAAGAGAACATGAATGGAACTTTGCTATTTTCAGAAAGAATTTAGCACAAGATTCCACAACTCCTGCTTACGAGTACTCTTATCGTTTTGTTTTGCCAACTTTCCCGATTATAGTTAGGTTGTTAGATGTGTATAACAACACTAACTATAAGATTGAAAATGGTTACTTACTAACCAATGAAACAACTGCAAAAATTAAATATGTAGGAAAAGAAACAGACCCTAATAAGTATGATTCTTTATTTATCGAAGCTTTCTCCTTAAGAATAGCTCAAGAAGTTTGTTTCGAACTTACTGGCGATAAAGGTTTAAATTCCTCTATGTTTGAATTGTATAATGTTGCATTACAGAACGCTAAAGACAAAAACTATCAAGAGGACAATCTAACACCAATCACTGGCAGTAAATACAACGATGCCAGAGAAACTTATTTTAGTAACGATATATCACAATTAGTTGAATAATGCCTAGAGTCTCAGAACTAAGGACAAATTTTACCGCTGGCGAACTTAGCAAGTTAGTTAATGCAAGAGTTGACTTCGGTAGATATTATAACGGAAGTGAGACCGTAGAAAACTTCCTGCCCCTCCCCCAAGGACCATTATTCAGAAGAAAAGGCTTTAAATTCATAGCTGAAACTAAAGACTCATCAAAGCAATCCTATCTAGTCGAATTTGAATTTAGCGACAGCCAATCTTACGCAATAGAGATGGGAGAAACCTATATGAGGTTTTTCAAAGATATTGCAAGAGTTTTAGAGAACGAAACAACAATCACAGGCGCAACACAAGCTAACCCTGTTGTTATAACAGATGCTGGACATCCCTATGCCAACGGAGATGTCATTATTATACAAGATGTAGCTGGAATGACAGAACTCAACGATAAGGAGTTCACAATTGCAAACAAAGCGACAAACACTTATGAGCTACAAGGGATAGATGGCACAGGTTACACAGCTTATTCATCTGGCGGAACTTCTTCAAGAATACATGAGGTTGCTACGCCTTACCTAGAAAGCGAAATACCTGATGTTAGATATGTGCAAGATTCTGATGTTATGTATTTTGTGCATCCTAACCACCCAATCTACAAACTAACCAGACTTGCGACTAATTCGTTTAATTTCTCTGAACTTACTTTACTTAAGGGTCCATTTGTTGCCGAAAATATCGTATCAACCGATTTAGTAGCTTTAACTGGCGGCTCTCCATGGGGTGAAGGGGATAGTGGAACATTAACAGCAAGTGGCGGCCATACGCCTTTTACCTCTGATCACGTAGGCGGACTATGGAAAATAAGAAGCGGCACAGATATTGCTTTTCTTAAAATAACCGCCTTCACAAGTTCAACAATAGTTACCGTAGAGTTTCAAGCTGCAATTCCTGCATCTTTACAAACAGGTACTCATTTTACTTGGAGTGAGGGAGAGTTTAGCGATGCTAGATCACATCCCTCTTGCATTGCTCTACACGAACAAAGAATGATACTTTCTGGCACTTCTTTTAACCCTCGCAAAGTGTTCTTCTCACAATCAAACGCTGATTATGAAAACTTTGAGGCTGGTACAGAAGACAATGACGCATTTAATATTAAAACTGCTTCCCAAAAAGGTGATATTAAATGGCTATTCTCCGATGAGGTCTTGTTTATTGGAACGACTAACGGCATATTTAGAGCTACTAGCTCATCAAATGGATCTGTACTAACACCTAGCGACATCGATGTAAAAAGACATATATCTTTCGGCTGCTCAAACATTCCACCTAGATTAGTAGGAAGTTCGCCACTTTATCTTCAAAAAAGCAACAAGAAGATTAGGTCTATTAATTACAATATTAATAGCGATAAATATGCAGCGCAAGATCTAACTGTTGACGCTAATCATATCACAGGAGATGGTATAGTTCAACTATCATATCAGCAAGATCCGCTTTCGAATCTATGGGCTGTGCGTAGCGATGGCCAACTAGCCTTGTTAAGTAGTGAGCAAGATCAAGAGGTTTTGGCTTGGTATAGGTTTACTACACAAGGTAGTTTTGAGTCCATAGCGGTAATTAACAGCGCAGATGATACTGATGAAAATTACGCTATAGTAAATAGAACAATTGATGGCTCAACTAAGAGATATGTTGAAGTACAAGATCCTAATTTTTTAGTCTCTAACTTTTATAGAACTTATCTTGATTCATTTTTAACATATAACGGAACTCAATCTATAGTTTTAACACTAGATTCTTCTAACGCAGAAGCTGCTAGCTCCTTATTCACATCAGATGATATAGGAAAGGAAATTCACGACTTAGACGGAAACGGCAGAGGCTTGATCACTGCTTATGTTGATGATCAGAATGTCACCTTAGATATACTAGAGCCATTCGCAAATGACAGCCTAACTAATTGGGCTTTTGCAGTAAAAACCATAACTGGATTAGACCATTTAGAAGGTGCTACAGTATCTATATGTTCGGATGGAGCGACTATTCCTGACCAAGTAGTCTCTAATGGAGTTGTTACTTTAAACCTAGCTGGTGCCATAGTTCATGTAGGTTTATCTTACACCTCTACGCAAAAATCAATGCCTATCGAGGCAAGAGCCTTAGCTCAGACGATAGGATCGACACAAAGTAAATTAGATCGAATTGATACAGTTTCTATACGACTTGAGGACACAAACGGTGGCAAAATTATATCTAGTGAAAATACAGTTGTAATTCCTGCAAGATCAACTAATAATAACATGAATGAAACACCTCCTCTATTTGAAGGTGACAAAGAAATCAGAACTGGTGGAACTTGGGGAACGATTAGTCAAATTTCAGTTGTCCAAGATGGGCCACAACCAATGACTATCAAAGGTATAACTTATAAAGTAACGGTAAATGATAAGTAAAGAATTTAAGTTAGATCATTTAGACTTGGTTAATTTTAAGATAAATTATCCTAATTTAAACGAATTAAAAGGCGAAGTATACCCTTTTGACGAGGATAAAGCTTTGACTTATATAAAAGACGACAAGATTATATTTTGTTGCGGATTAAAGCTAGTTAGGAGGGGTGTGGCGCATTGCTGGGTGATTCCTAGTGTTTATGTGGATAATTACGCAAAAAGCTTCTACAAAGAGATTAATAATCTCTTAGAGAGTTATGTAAAAAAAATGAATATTCATCGGGTGCAAACCACAATTACCGATGAGTTCGTGAAGTGGATAGAAATGTTAGGGTTTGAAAAAGAATCCACATTAAAACAAATGACCTTCGATAAGAAGGATGAATATTTTTATACTAAATTTTATTAATTATGGCAACAGGCGCAGTAATTGGTGGAGCGGTCTTATCTGGCGGAAGTCAAATATATGGCGGTATTCAAGCTAGAAAAGCAGCAAAAGAACAACAAGCAGCTTTAGACGCTAGGGCAAGACTAGAAAGAGAATCTGCGGAGTTTGAAGCTATTCAAGCTGGTCGTAAGTTTGATAAGTTGCTAGGTACGCAGAAAGCTAGAATATCTGGAAGCGGCATAATGCTTGAAGGGTCGCCGATGATGCTAATTGAAGAGACTTTAAGAGATAAAGCGGAAACTATCGCTAACATAAAAAGACATGGACAAGCAAGATCTGATGCTTTAAAAGCTCAAGCTGGCAACGTTAGAGATGCTGGAAGAGATGCTTTAACCTCTTCTATTATCGGAGCCTTTGGCACTGGATTAAAAACAGCAAGTAAATTTGGAGGCTCTAAATAATGGTAATGATTCCAAGAAGTCAGGGTGTAACAGTAGGAAAGACAACCGAAACTGGCCTTGCGCCAAAATCTATAGCGCAAACTCAAATAATACCTAACGCACTAGCTAATCTAGGCGGCACTATTTCATCAATAGGTATTAATAAACTCCAACAAGAACAAGCCGAGCAAAGAAAGGCTCAAGAAGAGTTTCAAGCGACACAAGCTTTGGATTTTAGAAATAAGCTTAGAGAGTTTGATAATCAAGCAAAAATTAGATTATCTGAATCAGCTAACGATCCAGAGATTATAAACGGTGCAAAAGAAAAAATAAGCGAAGAAAGGAAGAATTATTTTGAAGAGTTAAGCGCATCTTACGGTGACGACAAAAGACTCCAAAAGGTTCTTCAACAAGAATACGAAACCAGTCAGGTAAGCTTAGATTTTAGTGTCGATAAAGAGCTATCTAACAAGAGAAAGACTTATGCAAAGAACGCTCTTTATAGCACGGTTTTCGACTTAGAAAATAGGTTTAATAACGCCAAAAGAGAAGAAGATTTAATTCAAGTAAGTCAGGATTTAAGCGACACATTAAATTTAGGTTTAAAGCAAAACCTTGTGAGTGTAAAGGAGATAAACTCTATTGAAAATAGGATAAGAGAGTCAAGGAAGAGAAAAGAGAAGGTGCAGGCCGATTTACTAGAAAAGGCTCAAAAACTAAGGTTTAGCGATCCGTGGAAGTTTGTCGATACCTTCGATAAAGAAGATGTGCCAGAAATTGATTTAGTAAACGTTGAAAACTCCGCTGAGAGCCTAGAAAAAAGAATTGAATTTGTTTCAAAAAAAAGCGAGCAATATCAAATTGATATGCCCCTGCTTAATAAAAATGAATCCGAAGCTTTAATTAAAACACTAGAATCAGCTACCCCAGAGAATGCAACAGGTTATTTAAATAGTTTAACGAGCAATATCACGGAAGAGCAAAAAGACTTATTAGCTAAAAACATATTTGAAGAAAATAAATCACTTGGTTTAGCGATTACCCTTGCCAATGAGGACGGCAAAACATCTTCGGAAATACTATCTGGTAGTAAAGCTATAAAAAGTAAAGTGGTTACAATGCCTAGTCCTAATACTATGAGGAATAAGTTCTTAGATATCGCTGGAGACGCTATTGTTCAACAGGATTATAGGGAGGCTTCAATAGAGGCTATAACAAATATATACGCTCACAAAGCCGTTTCTAATAATATCAATGATACTAACACAGATCAAGAACTAATAGAGAAGTCAATTAAACAAGTTTTTGGTGATATAATCGAAGTCAACGATTCGAAGGTTGTGGGTTTTAGAAAGAATGACGGTAAATTTATCAGTGAAAGTGAGTTTGAGGATCTTTTTGATGGACTAGACAGGGCTACTATTATGAGTGTGCAAGGTGATGTTCCTAGAATAGCTAATGGTAGTGAATTAAGTGAGGATGCCTTAAAAGATGCCCAGCTTGTTGTCGTGGGTGATGGGCTTTACACTATAAGTTTATATGACGAATTTGCCGTAGATAAACAAGGGAATCCTTTTGTGCTTAACCTTAAAGAAATTTATAACAGATAATGTCTTTAGCTACGTTTATAAAAAAAGAGACAGCCCCAATAGGCAATCAACCAATCCAGCAAGAGCCTTCATCTTTTACAGATGTATTATCTAAGCAGTTTAGGTCTTTTAGGGATAATTTCATCACAACATCTAGATCAAACCTTATCAACGATCAAAAATCAGAGCGGGCTAAACTGTTCGAGGAAATAGAGGGTGGAAAATTAGACCCAGCGAGAGCTAGTAATTATAAGCCTTTTGAGGAACCAAGTGCGCAAGCCGTTTTGGAGTTGGGGCCTATTCACATTTCTAACATGAGGAAGAAGCACGATGAAAAATATATAGAAGATTATATTGCCGAGCTAAAACAAAAAGAGCCTGAGAAATACAAGAATATTTTGACAAAAGAAGAATTAGAAGACCAAGCGAGGAAAACGGCCAAGTTGTCAAAGTTAGAAGCTCAACAAGCCTCGGCAAGATCTGGTACATTTTCTGGCGTTTCTGCTAATTTATTAGGTGGTATAGGGGCAGTTGCTACCGATCCTATTAATATTGCTGTACTGCCATTTGGGGCGGCTAGAGGTGCTGGGGTGTTAAGAACAGTTTTAATTGAGGCTGGAGTTAATGCAACAGCAGAATTGGCAACCCAGCCATTCGTGTCTAAGTGGCAAAAAGAATTGGGCGAAGATTATGGGTTTAAAGAGGTGGTGGAAAATGTCGGATTTGCCGCTTTATTTGGCGGCTCTATGGCTGGAGCGTTGAAAGGAGCTAAACCGTCTGCTATGCTTATTTATAATAAGATGTCTAAAATTAAAAATCTAAAACCTTCTCAAAAGATAGCGGCATCTTATATGTCAAAGGTAGCTCATTTAAAAGAGGCTATGCCGTTCGTTAGAAGTAAAACACTTGTTGAAACCAAGAAGCATTACGACAGCGTAAAAGCAGCGTCAGAAGCTCTTGAAAATGGAAAAAAAGTGAAGCCTGATGATATTAAAGTCACGGAGTCAGAATTTCTTGCTTTAGATACAAAGCCAAAAAGAGGCGACACACAAATTGAAAAAGCCAGATTAGCAGAGCTTGAAAGGTTTAAAAAAGATAAAGACCCTTTGGTTTTAGAAGCCTCTAAATTTGATAATGTTGATGATTTTATAGAATCTGTTCCAATTAAAAAAGGATCTTTAGATGGCGCTATGGGGCATAGACCAACAAAAACAGGTGCAAACGCTAGTAATATTACACAAGAAGTTTCTGAGATGGGTTTTCCTGATGATTTTTATAAAAATCCTCAATACTACGAGGATATGAGTGATAAATCTGTCAAAGAATCTTTTAACGCATTAACGAATGTTAAAGGAAGTCCTGATGCGGAGATAACGATTTACAGAGCATCACCAAAAAAAGAATTAAGAACGGGAGACTGGGTTACTTTGTCGAAAGAATATGCAAAAGGCGAAAGTTTAGCAGAAGGGGTAAAGGTTCATTCTTTTAAAGTAAAGGCCAAAGAGATAGAGTTTGCAGGAGATAGTATTAATGAGTTTGGATATTGGGGTCATAACAGTAAAACAAAAGAACAGCTAACAGAAGCATTTAATAAAGCCAAAAAAGAACCAACCCAGAATCAACCCAGAGTCAACCCAGAGTCATCCAATAAAGACGTATTAGAACCCGACTTTATGGATAGGTTGTTAGATGAAAGCAACAACCCTCAATTCATACAAGCTGAAGATATTAATTTTAGAGCATTAGCAGAAGAAAACCCGGACTTGCTAATTTCCTTAGAAGATGGAGAATTTAGGATAGGAGAATTACTAGAAAGATTCGATAATGACGAAAACTTTTTAAAGCAAATAACAACTTGTACAATAGGATAAATGTCTTTTATAAAATGTTTACAATCAAAGGTCGATGAAGGCTTGCTAAGTAAAGGTCAATTAAAAACCCTTGAAAAGAAATTCGAGTCTCAAAAAGAAATATATGCTGACACAATGGGGGACGCTGATGCCGCCAATAAGGCAGCTTTAGACATAATGACTGCAGAAGCTAATCTGATTGCTGAGAAAAAACGAAATACTATTAAAGCCGCTTTAACACAAAACGCCATCAGAAAAAGTCTATTAGAAAAAGTTGAAAAAGGACAGGCTTTTGACGCTGCGGTAAGAGATCTGTTAGAGGATTCGTATTTAAGAAAAGGAACTATCCTTAAACAATATTTTGCCAATATGGATAAATTCGCTGATGAATACAGAAGTAAATTTGCAGGACTTCACAGGAGGCAGGATGGTATAAGAGATGTTGTTGGTGAGTTGTTAGGCAAAAATACAAGCAATGCAGAGGCAAGGCAGTTTGCGACTTCAATAAGAAAAACCTTTGAGCAAGCTAACAAAAGATATAAAAACGCTGGCGGTATAATGGGAGACTTAGAAAACTATTTCCCCACAGCTCACAAAAAAGAACTACTAGAAAAAACATCTTTTGAGGATTGGTATAATCACCTAGAGCCGCGACTAGATAAAAGCAAAATGATAGACCGTGAAACAGGGTTGCCATTTACAAAAGAAAAACTACTTGCTGAGATGAAAGAGGATTACGATGGCATAATAACTAACGGAAGAAGTAACATCTTAAGAGACATAGAAGCTGGCAAATCTTCTATTGGGAAATCTAAGGAAATATCAAACAAGAGGATCTCTAGCAGGTTTTACAGATTTAAAGATGCTGACTCTTTCCTTGAATATAACGACCTCTATGGCGTTGGTGATGATGGTTTATATGACTCTGTTATAAATCACCTCGAATCTTTAGCGAGAGATACAGCTATTCTGGAAAAAATGGGGCCAAAACCAAATGCTTTAATGAGAAGTTTAGATTTAGAAATGCTCGCAAGAGACACCAAAGACTTCAAAAGAAAGTGGACTAATGGAATGTATCAAGTTTTAAACGGCTATGTTGACTCTTCGGTTGGTGAAGGGTGGCTGTTCAGAACAATTGGCAACACTAAAAACTTACTAAGTGCCGCCTTACTAGGTGCAGCGCCTATATCAGCTATATCAGACACAGCATTTACAGCGGCAGCGGCTAATATAAATGGATTGTCTGCAACAAAAACACTAAAGAGATACGCAAAACTACTTAACCCGACCAACTCTAAAGATAGAAAATTAGCAAAAAGAAGCGGTTACATTGCTGATATAGCTAGAGGCTCAGCATTAGCAGATGTCAGGTTTACTGGCGAGAATATGGGCGGCAAGGTGACTGGATGGCTGGCTCAGTTTACAAATAGAGCCAGTGGATTACAGGCGATGACAAAGGCGGCCGCAGATGCAGCGTCAATGGAGCTAGAAGCTACTCTAGCAGAGCTTGTTTTGGCCAAAACAGATTGGGTTAATATAAATAAGGACTTTAAAGCAGGTTTAAAACTTCATAATATCACCAAAGATGACTGGGATATAATAAAGAAGGCTAAAACCTTCTCTCCAGAGGAGGGTGTTAATTTTCTAAGAAGTGAAGACTTGTTAAGGGTTAAAGGTATTGCAGCAAGTAGACTCTTAGAAGTTGGAAATAAAATTGATGACTTTTCTCAATCTTTAAGAATGATCGCCACCAATGAACCAACCTTAAGAACAAGGGCAATCAATACTGGAGCTATCTTAAGTGATGACGCAAGAAGTGGGACGGCAGTTAGGGGTTTAGCAGCTACATTCTTGCAATTTAAGTCATTCCCTATGACTGTTATGTTTAACCACATGATACCATCTATTAAATCCGCCAAACAAGGAAAATATGGACACGCTGCATACTCCTTCGTTGGAGCTTCTTTATTGGGTGGTGGCGCCATGATGTTAAAAGATATAGCCAAAGGCAGAGACCCGCGAGACCCTGAAGATCCTAGATTTTGGGGGGCGGCTATTCTTCAAGGTGGTGGTTTAGGTATTTTTGGCGATTTCCTTTTTGGCAGGGCTGGTTTAGCTGAGTCCATTGGGGGCCCAGTGGTTGGTTTAGCTGAGGATGCGAGAAACACTTTAATTGGCAACTTAGATAAATTGGCTGACGACCCAACATCGGACACGGTAGAAAAAATAAGAAGGGACGCTTTTAACTTAGCTAAAAGAAATATCCCAGCCTCTACCCTCTGGTATTCTAGGCTAGTTGTCGAAAGGCTTATACTAGATCAATTGGAGGAGATGGTGGACCCTGATTATAAAAAAAGAGTTAGGAGGTTGGAAAACAGGCTGGAAAGCCAAACTGGACAGCGTTATTTTTGGAGGAAGGGAAAAAGTTCCCCAAGTAGAACTCCAAGAATAACGAATAAAAAATAACTTGTTTATAATAATATTTTTTTTAAATTAAAATCATGACTATCGCAGAGAAAACAACATCAGCAAGAAACGACTACACAGGAAATGGAGTTCAAACAGAATTTTCATTTACCTTCGAAGTCTTAAACGAAGCTAATTCTTCGACTGGGAAAGACTACACCCTTAAAGTTTTGGTTGATGACGTTGAGCAAACAGAGGACACGGACTACACAGTAGACTATGATTCTTCAACAAGGTTGGGATCTGTTACATTCACTACAGCACCAGCATCAAGTGCCGTAATCACACTATTAAGTCAAATAGCATTAACACAAAGCACTGACTATATTAACATAGGGACAGGCGCCTTTCCTGCTAATTCTCATGAAGATACAGTTGATAAACTAACTTTAATTTCAAGAGAACTAGACGAAAAGATTGATAGATCAATTTTACTACCCGAAAGCTCGACTCTTTCTAATGTAACAATACCTGTATCAAGTGCGAATGCGGGGAAATTTATCACAGTAAATGGCGATGGTGACGACCTGACAGCAAGCGAAATAGCTGATACAGTGGGTTCACCAGTATCAACATACATAAAAACCTTACTAGACGATGAAACAGCTTCAGAAGCAAGAACAACTCTTGGAGCGCAAGAAGATGTTATTACTACAAGGGGCGATATTATTAGAGGTTCTTCTCCTGGAGTTGCTGAAAGATTAGCTTTAGGATCATCAAATCAAATCCCTGTTAGTGATGGAACTGACCTTGTTTATAGTGACAACCAGGCTACAACATCCGCATTAGGTAGAGTTTACCTAAATGACAGAATAACCGTCTCCAACAACGGAACTGACTCAGACCACGACATCGACTTTGCGGCAGGCAACTTCCAATTTGATGATGGAAGTGGGCAAGCTGTAGCAAGCGCCTTAACTAAGCAAATTGATGCTGTATGGGCAGAGGGTGATGCCGCTGGCGGCTTAGATACTGGTTCGGTTGCGGCAGATACGACTTATCATATGTTTGCTATATGGAATCCAACAACTGAGACAGCTGACTTTTTATTTTCAGCATCTTATGTAAGCCCAACGCTTCCAAGCGGATATACCAAGAAAGATTGGGTGATGGCTGTTATAACCGATGGCAGCAGTAATATAAGAGACTTTAAGCAAGACGGCAGATTTATTCAAGGGGGACTAACAGAATATAACAGCACCACTGTTCCTACTGCTTTTACAGACTTAGCTATAAATTTAGTGCCAACTGGCATTAGAATTAGAGTTGTTTTAGTGATTGGTTTGATAGACAATGTTCCAAATCTTATAACTTTTAAAGATAAAGTGACAGATTTCAATTATAACGTATCAAGGGTTGAATCTAATGCCAATGTAGTGAATTGGGTTTCATTTTATACAGACACTAATTCAACTATTCAGCATAAAGGCACTGCAACGCCAGCAAGTACCTATGTTATATCTTCAGCAGGTTGGTTTATTCCTGACGAGCTTTATTAATATTGATAATTATAAAAATGACTCCTTTTTACATTAAAAACACAGACACAAGCGAAATTCTAGAACTAGAAGCAGATTCTTACGAATCACTATCTAAAAACTTTCGTCAAGCCCCTTTTGAATTAATCGAAGGCAAAGAAAGAGATGCGCTTATTTTAAAAGAAAAGAAGGCATCTAAAATTTCACAAATGAAGGCTAACAGAGATGCTTCATTAGATAAACCAATGGTCTCAATCAAAGCCCTAGAGTATGGAACTGATAAAAAGGTTTACTTTAAATTCAAAACCAAAGCAACAGGTAACACAGCCACAGAGCCTTCTACTATTTTAGATAGGGCTCTAAATAGCTCAAGTGTCAAGTATAGTTGCTCTATCATAGAAGGCGAAAAAGAAAGAAAGGGTTATGTTGAAATAACTAAAGATGTGGCTCAAAGCTTAAGTTCGCATTTACAGGTTAGAGCTATAAGCTCTATACAACATTCTAATGATTTAGCTGAAGAAATTAACGCTATAAAAATTGAGGACTTTAAATCTTTAGATGATGCGCTAGATAAATTGAATAACATTAATATAAATTTCTAATGGCTTTAACTAGAGGGTTAACAAGCGGAATAACAAGAGATATAACAGAAGGAATTGTATCTATCCCTAACTTCATCTTCACAGTAAAAACAGACAACGCAGGAACGTCAAACAATGATCAATTCACAGTTCCAACTGTATCAGGCGGAACCTATGATTGCACTGTTTACTGGGGAGATGGGACTTCTGATGATATAACAACTTGGAATGACGCAGCATGGACGCATACCTATCCGAGCGCAGGAACCTACACAGTTAGAATCGTGGACACTATCACTGGTTGGAGATTCAATAACGCCGGTGATGAAGAGAAACTAATTACTATCAGTCAATGGGGTAGCTTAGATTTAACAAATGAAAGCGGAGCATTCTTTGGGTGCAATAAATTAACAGCAATAACAGCAATAGATATTCCTAAGTTCCTTAGTAATTCTGGCGGGGCTGAACTTCTTTCTCTATTCTTCAACTGCAACAACCTAACTTATATCACTAATTTAGAGCAATGGACGGCACCTAATATTAATAGCCGTCAGAATATGTTCTTAAATTGCAACAAGTTAAACCAAGATATCTCCAATCTTATTACGGGTAATGTACACACTATTACAAACATGCTTAGAAATTGCACTTTGTTCGATCAAGATTTATCGGGTGCTGATTTTTCTAGTATTATCGCAGCTACCAACTTTATGGAAGGAACAACAACAATATCAACAGCTAATTATGACGCTTTATTAATTAGCCTAGACGGTCAATCTTTACAATCAGGGGTGAATATCCATTTTGGCAATGCAACATATACAGGATTCTCTGCCGCTGGCACAGCGCATACAAAACTAAGAAACCAGTTAAGCTGGACAATAACAGACAATGGCGCAGATATTGATGCTGACACTGTTCTCTGGCTAGATTCTTATGACTCTACCACAGTTACAGAAGCTTCAGGTTTAGTAAGTCAATGGGATGATAAATCTGGCCTAAGTTATGACGTGACGCAGGCTGTAACAGCTGAAAAACCTTTATACACAGCAAACAGTTATATGACTTTTGACGGTACGGATGATGAGTTAATTAAGGCAACAACAGCATTTAGATACGATGAATATACCGTACTTTCAGTTATAAGAAACTCAACTACTAACACTAACTCTAATGTATCTTATTTCAGTACGCCAGGTGGCAGCAATCCAGCTATTTGGTGTATAGCAAGAAGCACAGGAAGGGTAGGTGTAACAGTGAAATTAGATACCGAAGCAATTCAATCTACCCAAGAGAATAATGATCAAGATGTCGACTTATTACTTAGCAGCTATTCGGGGAGCAGTTCAGATGCACAATATATTCGTATAAATGGGACACAAAAAACAGGTTCAGTTTTAGCTTCAGCGATTGCGAAGGATTCAACAGAGATAGCTATAGGAAGACAGAAATCTACTAGAAACTTTGGCGGTAGAATATATGAGATTATCGTACTTAAAAAAGTATTAACATCAGGTGAATTAAGCTTTATTGAGTCTTACTTGAATGATAAATGGGGGGTGTATTAATGTATAAATTAGGAACTTTAAAACAATTTGAGCTGGAAGACCAAGAAGCTAAAAAAGCTGCTGGTTGGACTAGTGAAGAAATCAAGAATGGTAAAGTCACTGTAATAGAGGATGAGGGTGAGACTTATGAAAATAAACAGACTCAGGTTTTAGCTAAGAGACAGAATCCTAATGGATCTGATGAATATCTATGGGAAAGTATAAGTGGGGATATTAAAGATCCATTTAACATAAAATCTTCATGGAAAAAGCAAATTAAGGGTCATAAATTCGCAAAATACTATGTAGCCCAAAAGTCAATCTGTAGCGTATCTAATTCTGGCGAGAAGGATTGTTATCTATATAGGGAAGTGAAAGTTGGTCAAGTTGTCAGTTTCGGGTCTAATGTTTGCTCTATTGAAATCTTTGATACAGAGGCGCAGTATTTAGGTAGGTTGAAGGAATTAGACATTGCGATGGAAGAGGCGATATGAGCAGAGCGGTGGAATCTTTAACAGCTACGTTAAACCACTTAATGACTGAAACATGGGGTGGTATAATTGGATTCTGGGGGCTGCTTGTTGCAATACTCTTCAAGTTCTTCGTGTTTCTTGGTGAATGTATGGCCGCCGGAGCTATTAAAAAAAGCATAGACAGCGCAATGCCTCAAATAATTAAATTGATTAAAGAGGAGATAGCGCCACTTAAGAAAGATGTTACGCATTTAAAAGAGGTTATACCCCAATACAGACAAGAGAAGCACGCAATAGAAGGGGAGCTAAAAACCATAAAACGCACCATTGTAGATGATGACAAAGAAATATTAAAAGACCTAAGAATCTTAATTAAAAAACAAAATGAGAACCACGAATCTTAAACTTATACTAGATTTTTTAAAGTGGTACACTGAAAACAGAAAATGGCAATCTAGGCTAATTTTAACAAGTTTCTGCCTCTCGATTGTTAAAGGTGACGTAATGATAATAATAAAATATTTAGTACAATGATATTTATAATACTAGGCGCAATATTCAATAGAATCAGAGGCGGCTGGCTAACTGACTTAGTCGATAAAACCACAACCACAAAAAAGATCCTAATCAAGCTGAAGATATACAGAAAGAACGAGGTTCAGCACGTAAGAGATTTAAACGCTACTATATTCGCCATTACCTACTGTTTATACTTTAACATTGATATAAAGTATATAATAATATTTTACCTCTCTATGAGACTTGCTGCATCATTTGGCTGGGGTGGTTACATAGAAGGGATGATAAGCAAAGAAATACAGCACAATAGAGATGATGTTGGCCTCTTGGATAAGTGGTTCAGAAGCGATAGACATCCAGTCGCTAGTAGTTGTGCTGCCTTAAGCTTTAGGGGTGTTATGTGGTCAACCTCAATCTACTTGGCTTTTCTATCATTAACTTACTTCGGATATGAATTTAACCCTTCATATCATTATATCCCACTACTTGGCTTCGCTATGGGTTCTATCTATCTTGCTTCTTGCGAGATAATGCAAAGAATAACTATCAGAGGTAATGGCTGGCAGTTAGGCGAAGTTCTTTTTGGGGCCTATATTTGGTTTACACCTTGTTTATTAATCAATTAAAAAAGAAATGAAGTATTTAAAACCAATTTTAGCAATTTTAGGTTTGCTATTTAAAATGATTCCACTACAAGTCAGGATAAATATGGCTATCCTTATTTTAAGGGAAACAGCAAAAAAAACTGATAATGAACTTGACGACAAGATTGTTGACGAGGTTGAAATTAAAGCGAAAAAATGGACGAAGATTCTGAAATCGAATTACAAATAAACATGACTGGCTGGTGGTAATATTCAAGTACATTAAAACAGCACTAATATTTATTGCTGGTGGCTTTTTATTCTACTTTGGCGGGTTAATGACCAAGTCAAAGCACCAGAAGAAAAAGCAGCGAGAAAAAGATTTGATTATAAAAAACTTAAAGAGCGATGCAAAAATTAAAGAGCGTATTTCTAAGCTTAGTTTTAATGAGCTTAGTAGCAAGTTGCTATCCAAGCAAAGAAATAATCGTATCAAGTGATTTCTGTTACTCTTACATTAGGTTGACCGATAGCCTGTCAGAGGTTGTGATTAGGCATTGGAAAATCAATCAAGAGATTATAACAAAAAAAGAAAAGAATTTAGAGGCTTTAACGCCAAACGAAGCATTGCTGAAAGTATTTATTGAAAATATATCACGCAATGATGAGTTTTGGGAAGATAAATGCAAAAACCGCAGCACTCATAAAATAAATTATTGGTCATGAATAGATTAAAAAGAAAAAACTTTTCACCTAATGAATTTTTTGTTAGCGATACAGCTAGAAGATTAGGTATAGAAAACTATCCAACTGAAAACGTTAAAGAAATACTGGATAATTTAGAATCAACGGCGGACATGATGCAGGAGGTAAGGGAGGAATTAGGTCACCCTATTATCATAACTTCAGCATATAGGTGCAAGGCTGTTAATGATGCTGTAGGTTCAAGCGACAAATCTCAACACTTACAGGGCTTGGCTTGTGATTTTGTCTGCGAGGGTTTCGGAGAGCCGAAAGACATAGTAAGGTTTTTAAAAGGAAAGGGCTTCAAAATTGACCAATGTTTTAATGAGGGGTCTTGGGTTCATATTAGTAGAATAAGAGAAGTGAGAAATAGAATGATGTATGGTCACTATCTACCTAACGAATCAGGCAAAAGAGTATTTAAGCCATTACCTTAAATCTGGTTCACCTATATTATACTGATATATATAATTAGATTCTGCGCGCTCCACTGGCATGCCAAGCAGGATAGCATCTATAATAAAAGCTAAAGCACCAGCAAAAAATAAACCTACAATCAAATAGAATAATCTTCTATATAATTTAGTATTTAAAATAGTCATAATTAAACCATTGGCGATACAACTAACAACACTAACATTACAACGACTAATTCCATGTTTC